GGGGATCAGCGACTCGTCGCTGGTGTCGTCGGGGCCTGGGCCGTTCTTGCGGTTCTGCTCGATCGCGAGCAGCTTCTGATTCTCGACGAGCTCGGTCGCGATGTCGCGGACCTTCGTCTCGTCGACTAGGCCCTTCTGCATCTCCTGGACCGCCGCGGAGAGGTCGTGGACGTTCTTTGCAACGTCCTCGAGCGTCACTTCACTCATGGGAGTTCGTTCCTTTCAGGTGGGTTGACGCGGCCACGAGCGACTGGCTCATAGACGCGAGGATTTCGGCTGGATCGCGGCGGGCGGTCAGGGCCTGGAGCGCCTGAATGGCGCGGTCGGCTTCCTCGCGGGTTTCGGGGGATAGCTGTCCCTCGACTCCGGCGGCGCCAGCGGTTACGGCGGCGAGCGACTTCCTGAGATAGCGGTCCTGGAAAGTCGCGCGTTCGTCGTGCTGGAACTCGACGTCGCGGTATTGCGGCCGCAGGCTGTACGCCGGCGGTGTCTTCGAAAACTTGGTGTAGGCGCGCGAGAGGCGCTCATAGAGGGAGCGGTGCTCGAGCTCGGGGAGCTCCTGGAAGGCGCTCGCGCCGCGGCCGCCCATCAGGAGCGCCATCGAGTAGGCGACGTCCTCCCAGGAGGCATCGGTGGCTAGTCCCGGGAGCGCACGGTCGGCCTTCTCGAGCAGCGACTGGACGACGGTGATGCGGGCTTCGTCGTCGGCGCCGACAAGCACCATCGAGCACTCGACGAGCTGCGCCTTGACGACGTAGAGCACGTAGTCGTCGGCCTGGTAGGTCTTCTTGCCGTATGGGGTGTCGAAGCTGACGAGCTCGCCCTTGTCGGCCCACTGGTAGACCTGCGCGACGAACCCGACTGAGACGGCTGTGAGGCCGTCAGCGGCGAGCACGCCGGCGTCCTGGCCTGCGCTGGTGCCGGAGAGCTGGCCCTCGAGGTAGGGGCCCTTGAGCTCGTCGCGGAGCGTGGTGAACTTCCCGATCGGGATGTCGTGCATCCAGCCGATCGGGAGCGGCTTCGTATCCAGCGACGCGTTGAGCTCCTGGATCGATTCGGCGAACGCGCCGGGCACGAAGACGCGGCCGTAGGCGTTCTCGACGCCGTAGCCGACGCCGTAGCAGCCGATCGTCGTGGCTGCGTCGACGTCGCCGTCGGCGTCCTGCACGGTGATCGCGCTGGACTGGCCGCTGTAGAGCACCGCCGAGGTGACGGGGATCTCGATCGCCTTCTTCACGTTGCCGCCTATCGGCGTCACGGGATCGGGGACGGCGGGATCGCCGCGAGCTCATCGACAGTCGCGTCAGGGGATAGCCCTTCGGGCCCGCGTACCTCGCTCCCACGCATCCACGGCTTGCCGGCGGTCGCTCGGGAGTAGTACTCGGCGCGGGTCTTCGCGTCGACGCGGAGGATCGCGTCGGCCTTGAACTCGGCGAACATGCCCGGCCGGTTCGGCTTGACCGGGCATACGTCGGGATCCCCAGAGAGGGACTCTTCGATCAGCGTGAGCCAGCCCTGGACGCAGTTGAGGAGGTCGAGCGTCTCGGTCTCGGCGGTCTTGTAGGTCATCGAGTCGCCGACCGCGACCTTCAGCTTCGACGCCGGCAGGTTGAAGACCCGGGCGACGTCGCCGACCGTCCACTGCATCTGCTCGACGAACTGCAGATCGCGCATCGGGAAGCTCAGCACCTTCGCTTCGAGGCCCTCCTCGAGCACGGCGGTCGCGTGTGCGTTCCGGAGGCCTCCGTACTTCCGTTTCCAGTCCTTCGCGAGCCGGTCGGCGACGCCGGCGTCGAGCTTGCCGTCCTTCTTCTGCAGCACGACGCTCGGCACCGCGCCGCGGGCGAAGAACGAGCTCGTGTACTCGTCGAGCGCAAGGCCGAGACCTATCGCCTGGCGAGCGGCCTCGATCGGCGAGAGCCCGACGAGCCCGTCGAACGAGATCCCCTGGATGTGCAGGATCTCGCTCGAGGTGTAGGGCTTGTCGTAGTTCCAATTCCAAAAGGTGTCCGCGACGATGAACTGCTTGACGCCGCCGCGGCGCTGCACACGCACGCGGTTCGGCTCGATCGGCCAGAGCTCGACGAGCTTCCCGCTGCTATCGAACCGCTTCGAGAGGTACGAGTTCCCCCAGGCGTTCAGGTGGAACATCACGAGCCGCCAGACGAGCGTGCCGGTCATCTCTGGGTTCGGCCGTTGCCGTAGCAGCCGGTAGGTCGGGTTGCTGAAGGCCTCGGCGCGGCCGTTCCCGGCGGTGCGCTCGTAGGTGATCAGGGGCATCGATCCGATCGAGTCGGTCAGGATCCGCATCGCACCCCACACGGCCGGCACGGCCATCGATGTCTCCGGCGTGACGGTCTTCCCGGCGTGTGACCCAGACCGGAGGAAGACGTCGCGCCAGCTGAGCGTGTCAGGGACGCCGATGCCGCCGCCTGCGGCGGTCGGGCTGTTCAGCAGCCGGCGGAGGATCACTCGTCGTCCTCGGGGCTCCGCGCGAGCTTCGCGCAGACCACGCTGCAGCTGCCGCCGGCCACGAGCAGGCCGAGCGGGAAGTAGATCAGGGCGATCGCGAGGGCGACGATCGCGAGCCCTCCGAAAAACCCAGCGGTCAGGATCTTCTCCTCGGACGGTCGGGGCAGCCTGACGCGAAAACGCTTCACGACGCCGCCTATCGGCCCTATTCGCCTCGTTCCGCTCGCCGGCGCCGGATCATCGCGGCCTCGGTGTCCTCGTCCTCGTCCTCGATGTCGATCGGGTCGGGCTCGAGGAACATCAGCCCGCGGCCGTCGTCATAGGCGCCGGCCGGGACGCGGCCGCCGAGCGCGCAGCGTTCGCTCGCCATGATCGCCGCGGTCGCGAGGTCAATCGGGCGGCTCTTGTCGGGATTCTCGACCTTCCAGCCGGAGCGAGTCGGGCGCGCGGAGGTGGCCTCGAGATGCTTCGGGATCACGCCGTCGGGGTCGAACCAGGCGAGCTCGCCGCCGGTCGCGCGCTGGTAATAGTGCTGCTCGGCGTCGCGCATTTCGGCGCTGTTCTGAGCGAACTCGGCGGTGAGGTAGCCGCGCTGGCCGAGCTCCCAGACGTAATCATCGAAGAACCTCGGGTCGGCGACGATCTCGCGGATCTTGAAGCGGCGGCCGAGCTCCTTATCGATCCACTCCATCACGTCGCGGTTCCGGATCCGGCCGCCGAGGTGACGCTCGTGCGCGGGCGCCCCGTCTCGGGCGGCCCACGCGCGCCCGTCGAACTGGATCCGTTCGTCCGGGCGCATCGCAGCCCAGGCGACCGCGGTCGTGTCGCGTTTGATCGCGGCGTCGACGGCAACGAAGATCTCGGAGCCGTCCGGGATCGGCTCGTGGACGCGCATGCCGGCGACGCAGCCGGCCGGAAGCCACGAGTCCCGCGTGACCGTCCAGGCGTTCAGGTGCAGCCGCAGCCAGTTGTAGACGTCGCAGCCGGGCGCGCGGAGCGTCCGGAGTAGCGTCTCGACGTCGAGGAACCGCGAGGGGTTCGCCTGGCGGAGCGCCCAGAGGACCTGCTTGTCGTTCTCGAGGTCGAGCTCATACCCCTCGGGCATGCCGTACCACCAGAGGCAGGTGCCGGCATCGAGGTTCCTGGCGATCCGAAGGAATCCGTTCCGGCGCGTCTCGACATCGCCGGTCGCGAGCGCCTGCTCGTAGAACGTGCCGAGCTGGCTCGCCTTGTCATAGCCGGCCGTCGACGTTGCGAGTAGACACGACTCCGGGTGCTTGTGGAGCGAGGAGACGAACGCGGTGTAGACCTCGCGCTCGCGGGTGCTTTCCATCAGCCACCACTCGTCGAGGAGCGGGCCGGCGCCGCTCGGCTTCTTACCGTGCGCCATGCGGCCGTCAGCGGACTGGATCGCGTAAAAGCCGCGGTCGTCGCGCCGCTCGAGCCGGCCGGCTTTCGCGATCAGCCACGCGGCGAGCTCGCCGTCCTCGATCCAGCCGCCGGCGAACGATGTCCCGACCCGTGCCTGTTCCTTCGAGCCGGCCGCCTGGAGCACCTGCGCGGAGTCGGTCTCGAGGAGGCCGAGCACGCCGAGCCCAGTCGCCCACGGCGTCTTCCCGTTGCCTCGGCCGATCCCGAGCACGAACTGCTTGTAGAGCCGCGACCCGTTCTTCCGCCGCCGGAAGTACTCCGTCGTCGCTTCGCGCTCCCACGGCTCAAGCCGGAACGCGCGACCGTCCTCGAGCTTCAGGAACCGCGGGTAGAACGCGATCGCGCGCTTCGCGGAGTACGCGGGCCCGAGCCGGGCGAGCTCCTCCTCGAGCGCCTCGATCGCCTGCTCCTCTCGCGCCGCGGCCGCGTCGCCGCACGCGAGCTGCTCGAACTCACGCGCCAGGTCGAGCCGCTTCCACTGCGTCTTCGTCCGGCGATACCGCAGCTGCAGCTTCCGCAGGTCAGGATCTCGGACGAGAGGGTCGGTCTCGAGGAGGAGGCGGTGCGCTCCGCGTCGCGCCTCGAACGTGCGAGCCGCGACGCGATCCTCGAGGCTCTTCACCCGCTGCGGCATCGTTCATCCGCCTATCGCACTGGCAAGCTTCCCGGGTGGCGACTCA